CGTCGCCGAAGCCGGTATCCATCTCTAAGAGATACGTCCCGCCCGTTACGATCGTCGCCATATTTAGACGGCTATCTGGACGTCTACCGGCCCGCTAATCAAGTTATATCTTTGAAGCTGTTCCACGATGAGAGTCGGAAGATTAGAGTCGGCCGTCACGGTGTTCACCGTAATATTCACGGGCGCGGCTTGAGTTCGTCCGGACGCCATCGCCGCGATACGTTCCGCGACGCCGAAAGTAGTCAGAGCTCCGACTTCCGCGTTTTGAATAGTTACTAAATCCCGGCCGCCGCCGATCCCGCCGCCGCCGCCGCCGGAGCCACCGGAGCCGGATCCGCTACCTAGGCCACTACCCAAGCCAGAGCCGAAGCCGGAGCCCGTAGAGGGCTTAGGGGCGTCTATACGGTCCGCCAAGGATGGCGCGTTAAAGGTCGATCCGGGTGTCGTCGGGGCCGAAATAGTTGGAAGATTGATCGAGATCTCGCCGACATTTTCGATGTCTATTTTCGGGAGTTTGTTTAGTGCATCTATCGCAAAATTCACGCCCGCGATGATTCCGTTCACCATCGATTCGATTATGTCCACTACGACGCCGGCGACCTTGAGAACGAACTTTCCGAGCTCTACGAAAGCATCAATGAAATCGAAGATGAAATCGATCACGGGGCCGATCGCTTTTCCGACGAGTTCAAAAGCGACGACGAGGACCTTACTAAAAACGGGGGCGACTTTGTCTCTAATAAAGATGAAGAACGTCTCTAAAAATTGGCCGAGTTTGACGAACGTATCGCGATTTTGGTTTACTTTCTCGGCGACTATCTCGATGATTTTTCGGAAGCCGTCGAAGATCGGGATCGCTGAAGCTAAAAGAATAGGGATCAAAACTTCGCGGAAGAACTCCACGAATCGAACGAAGCCGGGGATTAAATAATCGTTCCAGATTGCGATTACTCTTTCGATTACTGGAATCAAATATCTTTGAAATGCCGGGATAAGTGTTTCGTTTATGAAGCGAGAAGTTTTCGCGATTGCGTCCGCTAAGAATGGGCCGATTTTGTCGGCTAGATCGGCGAGCGCCGGCCCGATGTTATTTAGCGCGAAGTCGGCCAGATTAGAGAAAATCGGCAAAAGAAAAGATCCGACCTGTTCCACGAGTTCGCCGCCGGCGATCTTTACTCGGGTAAGTTTGCCCGAAAATGTGTCGGCGGCAACGGCGGCCGCTCCGCCAAACGTAGCCGAGAGCTGTTGCACTACGCCATCGAAGTCTTTAGTTTTAATTAGGTTCTCGTCTAGCGGGATGCCTAGTTTCTGTAAGCCTGCTACGTTCCCCGAATATGCTTTTGAGAGACTGATCGAGACGGCCTCGAGATCCTTCCCGGTCGCCGCGCTTATATCGACGGCAAGATTCAAGAGCTCTTGAGATTTAGTTACGTCGCCCGTCGCTCGCGATAAATTCGCAAAAGCCGGACGAAGCTGGTCGTCCGCGACTCCGACTTGGATGGACATTTTGCCGATCTGGTCGTCGATGGCTTTGATCTGTTCGTTTGTCGCGTCGGTGTTCGCTTTGAGAGCTTGATTCAAAAGCTCGAAGCTCTTTTGATCTTCGGCGGCCGCTTTCACGGCGAAGCCGATTCCGGTCGCTATCGCTCCGATTCCTACGGCTGTAACGGCGGCAATTTTCTTGAACGATCCGCCGAGACGATCAAGCGCGGTGTCGGCTTCGCCTACGGCTTTTTTGAGCGGTCCGGCGTTTCCGGTTATAGAGACGGTGATCGGCTTGGCCATACGTTTATCTTAGATTATATTTGATCGTTAGTTTGTCCACTAGATCGACGTAACGATCCCGGACTTCGTCGCGGCGGTTATCGATCGCGTCGTAAAAGAATGGATTCGGTCGGATTCCGCGAGATGGCCATCCGAAATGTATAGGTCCGGCGTACGGTACGCCGACATTACCGGCGCGAACTTTGGCGCTTTTCTTCGTGGAAGCGTTTCGCACCGACTGAGCGAGAGCTCCCGTCAAAACGGGGACATACTTTTTAGATTCACCGATGATTATTTCGGCGACCCGTTTATTAGTTTCTAGGAATTCTTCTTTGTTTAGATCGAGCGCGTCGGTAGAGAGTTTTCTAAGATCTCTTTGGAGTTTCGAGAGTCCTTCAATTTTTACGGAGTCGCTCGGATTAGCGCGAAAGCCAAAAGTTCCGGACGCCATTATTTCCTTCGAGCTTTCGCTTTGGCGTCTTTGTTTCTTCTCACTAGACCATCATAGATAAAATCTAAAATATCGGGCGAGGTTTGGATTAAATCGTTCGGCGCGATCCCTGTTTCGATTGCGAGCTCCGCGATGTATTCGCTGAACGAGCCTCGCGTTATTCTTTTGGGTCGTTACTAATTTCCACGTCCGCGACGTTTTTGGCCCATTCTTCGAACGGTTTCACTACGTTGCCGGAGTCTTTATCGGCGAGCCAAGCCAAATAGTAAAGATGCTCCATTCGAATATCGTTTCCGGTGAAAGCTTGAGAGATCCCACACTTCGCCCATCGTTCAAAATTTATTATCGCGGGCGGATAGACGGGTAGCTCCGATGAGTTTCCATCGCGCCGCTCGACGGTGAGGCGTATTTTTAGCACGTTTTAATTTATGCGCTTACCGATTGAACGATCGCGCCGCCGGTGTAAGTTAGCGAAATCTGAACTAGCTCGCCTACGTTTACGACGATCGGAGCTGAGGCCAGATAACCGCCGGTGTGTGTGTACCTTGGCGAGCTCGCTCCGGGCGCGGCTGTTAGTGGCTCATAGACGATTACGGAAGTAGTTCCGACATCACCGAAAGCGAATTGAATAGCTTCGGTTGTTAAGAACGAACCTAAAAGAGTGAAAGAAGTTTCCGAGTTCTCGAGTCCGGCGACTGTGTCTACCGATGTCGAGGCGAGCGTCGTCGAATCTAGTCCCGGTAATGTTTTTGTCATTTCGAGTGAGACGAGTTGATCATTAAAATCGGTTCCGCCGACTGTGAAGACTGTAGCTTTTCCAAGTTGGGTTACTGTTGCCATATGTTTATCTTACTCCGTTTCTTCTATAGGTTTAGCATACTTTTTAGATGGTTTCGGGTTTTGTTTTACTTCGACGATCGCACCGATCGCCAAACTTTTTACGGGCACTATTCCGGCCGCCATTAGATCAAGATCCGAGACGACTTCGCCGGGCGTGAAAGCTTTGAGTCTGGACGAGACGACGAGATAGTCGGCCATTATCCGTATAGCTCCATCGAGTAGCGGTACGCGAGCATTTCCACGCCGCTAACACTAACCGAAATTGGCGAAGCGGATACGACTCTCGAAGTCGATACGGTCGCGACGCTGTTCTTAGGTAGTGTCGGGGCCGCGTCTAGTTTTGCTTTGATTGAGGACGCTCCAGACGCCGCTAGAAAGCCGTCTAGATAGTCTTGGGCGGATCGTTCGGACATTCTGCCGGTAATGAGGATTAGATCGACCGTCGCGGTGTCGAGAGTATTTGATAAGACATATTCCCAAGTTAAAGAGAGCTGACCGATTACGAGCGCCGGCGGGACTAGGCCGTCTGGAATGGTGTCATAAACTCGTAGCCCGGTGATATTGACGGCCGTTTTAATGCCGTCTCGAACGTCTGACGGGATCACGCCAAGACTTCGCGGCGATAAGGTCGGACCATAGCTTGCACGTCGCGACCTAGAGGCGACATTCTGATAGCGCCGAGTTCCGATAAGCCGAGAACGCCGCCGACACTCGAAGCACGTTTCACGAGATCAGTCGAAAGAATGAGGCAAGCTTCCTCGATGTCGTCCGGCGGAATGCCGTTATACCATCCGAATTTAGCCGTTACTTGAATTCCGGGACGAAGATTAATCGGAGACGGGAAGAGAGTCGTTCCTACCATAGTCACGATCGTGAACGGCCGCTCTAATTGCGGAGCGTTTACCGGGTCGAGAATGTAGTCGGTGTTTAGAGTGAGAGTCGTTTCGAATGTGCCGTCTCCCCCGGTGTCGGTTTTTACGATGAGGCCACTAGTCGAAGATATGTCGTCCACGAATAGACGATAGAAGTCGGTCGCTCGATATTGTCGAGCGGTCGCGTTCGCGTCTGCCCAGAAACGGCGATTAGTCATCCGGTCGATAGATCTTGAAGCGGACTCGATCGCCGTTTCGATGTTTATTGTTTCGTCGGCGGTGATCGTGCTCATCCCCGTATAGCTTTGAAAGGTCGCTACGGTCGTATAGCCATTAGTTATAGCCATCGTTTAAGCGCCTTTCTTTTTTTTAGGGATGTTCCTTTTGGTTTTAGATACTAGTTCGCGATCTTCTGGTTCGATGGGTGCCGGCTCGGCTCGCGGTGTTTTATGTCCCGTCGAAAGGAGTCCGTCGAGCCGAGCGAGCTCTTTATCTACGTTCGCGGCTTTGTCCGTTTTACCTTTTGCAAGATATCCGGCACGTTCGGCGATTAGTGCTTCGCGGAATTTGTCGATGTTGAAGCCCATAGTAGAGATCCGAGGTTCTCCCGGCGACTAGACAAGGAGTCCGCTAGTCGCCGGAAGAAAGAACTCTAGAAGCTAGGTGTAACGAGACCGGTTCCGCCGATGATCGCGCCGGCAAGCGGCCTTCTTTGAGCGGTGAAAGCCGAGAAGCCGAATAGAACGATTCGGATCGCGACTTTGCCGTCTGGCTGTTCGAATCGAACGTAGGTCGGCATCTGTGGAGCTTCCCAGAGGTGCATCTCGTCCGATCCGACGACGTAGATTAGATCTTCGTTTGTGCCGGTGCCGTTCGTAGTTGTTACGTTCGCGTCTGTGATTACCGGCAAGCCGAGGATCGAGTATTGGCCCGTCTGGCCGTAGCCGAGGCCGCTATAGGTTCCGACGGCATTCATCGGACCGTTAGCGTTAGGCACTACTAGAGGACGCTTATTACCATCTACGCCGGCCAAGAGGAAGCCCAAGCGGCGAGGATGCATAAGGATATAGTTCGGGCCTTGAAAGACGTTCGATTGAACTCTCTGGATCGCGTCTACGAGCTTCGGATAAAGTTCGTCTACTGTCGGGCTCGCGTCGGTGTAAGTAACGACGGTCGTTAAGGCCGTAGTAAGTCCCGTCGGTTCG